GACTACGCGGAGGGCGGCGATCTCAGTCGCATCTCAAGTGACGACCTCATGGCGGCGCTTGGCGTGACCCAAGATACCGCGTTGATAAAATTTGACTTGATCGAATCGCTGGTCACGGCAGGGTTTGTTGACCGTGAGGGCGAGCGAATCGTCCTGCATGACTGGGACATACATCAGGGCCAGCTGCTCGCCCAGCGGGACGCCAATCGAGAGCGGCAGCGCCGACACCGTCGGAAGCGTGACAGTAACGGGGCGGTAACCGTTACGTCACCGTTACGTAACGCCTCGTCACACGACGGTCACGCCGCTACGAAACGTAACGTAACGGAACGAAACGTAACGGAACGTAGGGAGTCGGCCAGCCTACTGGCCTTCGACGATCTGCTGCCTGTCACCTCTGTCCACGTGGATCGCTGGCGACCCCTGTTCCCGAATCTCGACATCGCGGTAGAGCTTGAGGCCATGCACGCCTATCTGGTCGCCGCACCAGCGAACCGGCGACCCAAGCGGAGTCTGGCGAAGTTCGCGGTGAATTGGCTGAAGCGAGCAGCGAGGGACGGTAAATCGTCTGAGGTCGGTGATCAGCGAGGGGCCAGCAATCTTGCGTCCCGGATCAAACAGAACGAGGATGCTCGACAGAAGGTTGCCGCAACGAAGCCCGTCTCGAAGAAGTCAATGGAGCAAGCCAAGGCCGAAATCGCCCAGATGTTTGGGCCTTCGCACAGGGAGTAGCGTATCCCTCGGAAATCAGCGCAACCGCGCAACCGCAGGTGGGTCCGACTCGCCGCCGCAGCCGTATGTGCGAGCGTACTGCTGGTGCAGCACTCCAGCGTTGCTGTCTCGGCGGCTGAGCCGTGGATGTGGTGGTCGCACGCCAGCGCCTACGGGCGCGAGTCGATCTATGACGGCGGCTACTGGTCGAACAGCGAGTGGCGATGGGTGGGCTACATGGAGCGGAGAACAAGCTGGGGCTGGAACTGTGCGCTGCCCGAGCATCTGGACCCGCAGTCGCCCTACCACGGATGGGCGTTCCTCACCGAGGAGAGCCAAGGTGTCGCCTCGCGGTCGCGCGCCTTGCTGGGTACATATATCGAAATGCGAATCCGATTGCCCGATGGAACCCTCGGCCCGCGTCAGATACTCCCGGTCACAGACGGAGGCCCGTACGGAGTGTGGTGGGACTGGGATATACAGGAGCCGGTGCTGCTGCGGCTCGGCTGGGGCGGCGTTGGACCGTCGCGCTATGACGACAGAGACGGCCCGTATTATGGGCGACGGGATGTCCTCGTCAGATACAGGACCGATCTGCCTCGATACTGTCCGCGCTGGGGCTACGGGACCGGAACGCCCTCAGGCTGATGACGAAGCCGACCATTGACCATGAGCCTCCGGTTTACGCGCCGCGCGTCAATCGAGACTACGACCCCGTTCACCGCCGCTGGGATCATCTACCGCCCGCGTGGATGTGGAGCTTCGTCGAAGACCCTCGGCGTAAGACGGCGCGACGACGCGACTTTATCGTCGGGTGCATCGGCGCATGTCTTGTCGGCGCGTTGCTGATAAGGCTCTTCTGGCTCCCGTGGATGTGAGAAACCGCTGCAACTGACAAGCTCTATCAGCCCGCTAGGGACGCTGTGAGGCCCATACAGGCGCTTTGAGCAGCGAGGCTAAGGGGATACGTCAAGGCTGTAGAATCGGCGCGCGAGGGGTCAGCAGATAAGGGGTCAGCAAATGCAGATACGTGACCGGATCACAGAACTGCGCCGGGTGCCAGCCGCCGAACTGATTCCCAACCCTAAGAATTGGCGCGTCCACCCTACTGAGCAGCAGGCAGCATTGGCGAGCATATTGACTGAAGTGGGGTATGCCGATGCGCTGCTCGCCCGTGAAACCCCGGAGGGCCTAATGCTGGTGGATGGTCACCTGCGGGCCGAAACCACGCCCGACGCAATCGTGCCGGTGCTGGTGTTGGATATCACCGAAGAGGAAGCCGACCTGATGCTGGCGACCCTTGATCCGTTAGCGGCAATGGCAGAGGTTGCCGATGAGTCGTTACGACACTTGACGGACAGCTTGGAGGTTGAAAGTGCCGCCGTACGGGAAATGCTAGAGGGATTGATAGATGACATGGAAGAGGGCGAACAATCGCAGCGCAATGTCTCGGACACGTTGTTTGATCAGGCAATCCAACTCAAGCCACAGCGAGAATATATCGTGGTGGTTTGTGACACAGATGTTGAGTTCGCGCTGCTCAGAGAAGCTCTAAAGTTGAAGACCGTGCGACGAGGAGGATACAGAAAAAAAACAACAAAGACCCCGGACGAGGTGGGCGTTGAAAGAGTGATCGAGGCAAGGAGGCTGTTGGATGCTTGTGGCCATTCCGAGTAAAGGCAGAGCGGGAAAGGTTCGGACACTCGACGTGTTGCCATCTGGGGTGATCTACGTGCCGAGGACAGAGGGCGGAGCCTACCGCAGGGCTTACCCTGATGCGGAAGTTGTAGACGTGCCTGAAGATGTACGGGGGATCACCAATACTCGCAACTGGGTGCTGGGAAACACCAACCAACGATATGTTGTGTTTGTTGACGACGATGTAGTGAGCGTGGGCTATTGGACCATAGGGGTGCAAGAAAAACAGAAAGTGCGAATGAAGGAGCCATCGCTAATGAAAGAATGGCTGCGGTTGTTTCATGTCACCGATGACATGGGCTACCACCTGTGGGGAGCGGAGACTACAGGCGACTATATCGCTGTGCATTCTCACAAGCCTTTCGTTTGGCACGCATATGTGACCGCTTCATGCATGGGGCTGGTCAATGATGGCCTGCGATTTGATCCTGCTTACCCAGTCAAAGAGGATTACGAACTCAACCTTCGGTGCATCCGGGATGATGGCGGGGTGGTAGGTGCCAGATATATGTTTTGGAAAAACGCACATTGGACGACGCAGGGCGGGTGCGCCGATTACAGAACGCAAGAGATGGAAGATAAAGCCATCAACGACCTGATCGCCGCGTATCCTGGGCTGATAAAGAAAGTGACAAAGGGCGGATCGCAGTATTCAATCCAGATTGACTTCTGATGCAGCCAAAAGCGCGACACCCGCACGCAAGCCCAACGCCTCAGGTCAGGGTCAACGCCGAGGCGCGGCGTTACCAGATGCTGGAGCTATATAAGGGCGGCGCAACCGAGCGTCAGATCGCGGACGTACTGGGCGTGGATCGTGCCCTCGTGCACCGCGACATCAAGCGGGTGCTTGCGGAGCTAGCCGAGAAATACGCCAATGTTGCGGACGAGATTCGCGGCCTACAGATGGAACGCTACACCACACTCCTCCAGCGGTGGTGGCAGCCAGCGGTTGCGGGCGAGGAGCAGGCCACGAAGATGGTGCTCCAGATCATGCACCGCATATCAGAAATCAACGGGGTGATCCCCGACAAGCCGTTGATCAGTATTGACCAGCGGTCGATCCAGTTACAGCAGGGCGAAGTAACCTTCAGCATCGAGGCGGCAAGTGCTAGCTACGAACCGAACGGTAGCCTACCGGCGACCGAACCTATATCCGAAACAGCTTAGGGCGATCTTCTGTCCCGAGCGGTACGGGATAATTGAAGGGTCAACGAAGTGCGGCAAGACCGTGGCGTGCATCGCTTGGATCATCGAGCAAGCTCTAGCAGGTCACAACGGGCAGGCATTCTGGTGGATATCCCCGGTTTATCCTCAGGCGAAGATCGCGTTCAGGAGAATGAAACGCGGATTGCCCCAGCACCTATTCGAGGCCAATGAATCCGAACTGACGGTGACGTTGCTGAATGGCGCGATTATCAGTTTCCGGTCAGCCGAGAAGCCCGACAATCTGTATGGCGAGGATGTATTCGCGGCGGTGCTTGATGAGGCCACCCGAATGCGCGAGGAAGCGTGGCACGCCATACGGTCAACGCTTACCGCGACTCGTGGCCCAGTGCGAATCATCGGCAACGTCAAGGGACGGAAGAACTGGGCATACCAGTTGGCCCGCACTGCCGAAGGTGGCGAGCCTCTGTGGTCGTATACCAAGCTGACGGCTGATGATGCTATCGCCGCCGGTATTGTAGTCCAAACCGAAATCGAGGAGGCGCGTCGCCAACTGCCTGAAGCCGTATTCCGCGAGTTGTATTACGCGGAACCCGCTGACGACAGCGGCAACCCATTCGGCCTCGAATACATTGCTGCCTGCACGCTCGACACCGACCCGGCGTGGACGACGTGGGACGGCGAGGACGAGCCGGTTGCGTGGGGGTGGGACTTGGCGAAGTCGGTGGACTGGACGGTGGGCATTGCGCTGGACGAACACGGGACGGTCTGCCGATTGCGCCGCTTTCAGCGACCGTGGATGCAGACGATAGACGCGGTGCGGCACGAGACGGGCGACGTACCGGCGCTGGTGGATAGCACGGGCGTCGGTGATCCGATCCTAGAGGCGCTCCAGCAACCGGGGAGTGACGGTGAGGCGACGCATCTAGGGCGGAACTATGAGGGCGTCAAATTCTCCAGCAGCAGCAAGCAGCAGCTCTTCGAGGGCTTGGCCGTGGCGATCCAGCACCGGTCGATCCGATTCCCACCGGGCGCGATTACGAGCGAGCTAGAGCAGTTCGAGTTCACGTACACCCGCACCGGCACGCGCTATGCTGCTCCAGAGGGAGCGCATGACGATACCGTGGATGCGTTAGCGTTGGCTGTGTCGCGGTGGCGACACCCACCGCAACGATGGGGAGCGATCTGATGGGCTTCTGGGAGCGGGTCGGCCTCAAGAAATTCTTCACCAACGCCGATCAGCTTGGCGGCGGGGCGCTCCTTCCGCAGACCCGATACAACTATGAGGCCAGTTATGGTGACTCCTCCGCGTTGCTGCGGTCGAGCATCGTCGGGGCGTGTGTCAACTGGATGGCGCGGACGTTTCCCGAAGCTGATCTGAGCGTGCGTCGGTACGATGCCGAAACCCAGCAGGTGGTCGCGATACCAGATCACCCGCTGCGGGTTCTGCTCAACCGGCCCAATCCGTTCTTCAGCGGTCGGCTGCTTCGGATGGCGCTGTGTACGGATTTCATCGTCACCGGCAATGCCTACATAATCAAGGTCCGAAGCGCCAACGGCAACGTCGTGGAACTCTGGTGGGCACCATCGACCACGCTGACTCCAGCCACGACCTCCCGCGAGGCCGGCCGGGGCTACCAGTCCGCCGAGGGCGATGCGTTCATCAGCCACTACGATTACAGCGTCGGGTCAGGCGAATCGACCAAGCTTGCCGTCGATGACGTGATTCACTTCCGGTACGGCATCAGCCCCGACAACACCAAGCTAGGGCGCAGCCCGCTGGCGAGCGTGTTCCGCGAACTGTTCACCGATGACGAGGCGTCAAATTACACCGCCGCGCTGCTACGGAACAGCGCGATTCCCGGCGTGGTGCTGGCTCCCGGTGAGGGCGTTGGCGCTGTCACCGATGCCGACCTTGAGCAGATTCGCGACCGCTGGAGCGACCAGTTCGGCAGCGACAACCGTGGCCGACTGATGATCATGCGGGGGGCGACCAAGGTAACGACGGTGAGCTTCTCGCCGCAGGAGATGAACCTGCGGGAGCTACGCCGTATTCCCGAGGAGCGGATCAGCGGCGTGCTGGGCGTCCCGGCTATCGTCGCCGGTCTGGGCGCGGGACTGGACCGCTCGACATTCGCCAACATGGCCGAGGCCCGCGAGATGGCGTGGGAGTCTGGACTGATCCCGATTCAGGCCATCATCGCGGATGACTTCACGAGCCAGTTGCTGCCCGACTTCGATGATGACCCCACGGCCTCCGTGTTCTTCGACTACTCGGGCGTCCGAGTGTTGCAGGCCGATGCCACCGACATGGCGCGGCGCTGGCGTGAACTGGTCGAGGGGTCAATCGCCAAGCGCAGCGAGGCACGGGCCGCGCTCGGGCTGCCCGTCGAACCCGGTGATGATGTCTACCTGATGCCGCTCAACAAGATCGAGATAGGTGGAGACGCCGGCCCGGCTGATGCTGACGCCGAGAAGTACGAGGTCATCGTTGATGACGACCACCAGAACGGGGCGCTCGACGATCCGCTCGAAGTCGCTGCGGTCCTCGACACACCAGACTAAACAGCTTAGCCGCGCTCAACGTCGCCGGATCGTGGCGCAGACGCGCCGAGCCGAGCAGGTCATCGGACGCGGGATGCGGAATGCGTTCCGCAAGTTCTTCATCGCTCAGGCCAAGCGCGTGGTCAAGATTTGGATTGACGCCGGTGGCTACCTCTCCAGCTCCGCCGGCGGGGAGTACAAAGACCCTGCAAGCGCCATGTTCGGAGTTGGGGAGGACACGCTAGCGGTAGCCGCGTCACGGCCCTACGTGCTGGAGATGACCGTCACCGCGCTGAATGCCGCAGGGCAGTTGGTCGGGGCGGCGAGTATCACCGGGACCGACCCGATGGTTCTCTACCTCACGGACCGGAGCGCCCAGCGGGTCGTCAAGGTGAATAACGCGACGCGCAGAGGTGTTCAGCGTGCGATCACGCGCGGGCAGGCGGCAGGCTACTCACCCTATGAGATCGCCTACGGATCGACGGCGACGCGGAAGGCGGGCTACCGGCCGCTGAAGGGCATGGTCGAGAATCTGTACCGGGGCAGGCCCGAGCGCATTGCTCGAACTGAACTCGCGTACAGCAACAACGGCGCGGCACTTCACAGGTACAACGAGATGGGCATGGGGACGGTCGAAGTATCCGACGGCCCCGGCTGCGCCCTCACGCACCACGTTTCAGGACTCAAGCCCGGCGAGTCGTCACCGGAGGACATCAACAACCGCGTTATAACCGTGGCCGAGGCGAACCAGTGGCAACTCGCGCATCCGAATTGCCGCCGCGTATTCCTCCCGCTCCGCCAAGCCCCGAGCAAGCCACGCGCTCCCACGCTCCCGCCAGTGCCCGAAACCTTCGCCACCGCCGCCATTAGGTAACAGGCGCTTTACACTCCGTCGCGCAACCCGTATACTTCTGGTGTAGTTGGAAACGGGGAGACGCCATGAGAACCAGCGACGCCAGCCGATGCGCGATCCTGAGCCGGGAGACTGGCCTCGGGGCCTTCAGCCGCTACGCGCTGACGTCCATGCGGACGCGGTTCGATGGGGTTGAGTGGTTCGTCACGGATGTCGAGCACATCTGCGAGACAACGGGCAACCCTGAGGTTGCGATGCAAGGCGATGAGGCTACGTGCCGCGCCTTCATCGCGCGGCCTGACGCTGATGAGCAGGCTATGGAGGCCGCCTATTGGGGGTCGCTCGACGATCCGGCGGAGGTGAGCTAAACGTGAGACGCAGCTACGCCCGCGACCCGCATTGGCTTGAGGCACGCTATGCCAGCCCGTGCGCGTGCGGCAACACCGCCCACCAGATCAAGCGCGGCGACCGGGTTTTTTACTATCCGATCGGCCGCCGCGCCTACACAGGCGCGTGTGCAGAGTCTGCCTCGAACGATTTCCTCTCGGCCGCGGGCGACGAAGGCGGCGTGCCATACGGAAGCTAGCCGAGGGGATATGCTAATTGACGCACCGTCAAGCATCATGTATACTTCTGGTGTAGTCGAAACGGAGAGAGACACATGGCAATCACCCGAGAGAGCGCGAGAGAGATGAGCGGGCAGGCACTGGTGTACACGCTGAACGATCTGAACGAGGTCATTGAGTGCCAAGAGCCGATGGCCAAAGAGTTCGGGATGAACGCGACGCCGAAGCTGGGCCAGTATTACGACGAGCGGTTCGCAGTTCTCGAAGCGATAGTTGCTAGACGGGAGTGCCCGCACTAGACGACCGATCAGGGATGCCCGCTGCACGGCGAGACTTGCGCGGCCTGAAGAAGTTTGGACACAAAGGAGAGAGACGAATGGCGAATGACGAGGGCGAAATCTTGTGGGTATTCGACGAACGACTGGCCGAGTTGCTGGCAGCGGTCCGCGACTGGCTCCCACCCGAGAACCAGAACAGCTGCCGGAACGAGATCACGATGGCGAGGCGGGAGCGGATCATCCGGGCGTATCAGATTTATACCGCAGGGGAGGAGTCATGACCTACGGCACGGCGCGGCACTACCTGCACCCAGCGGACCCGGACTACATTGACCCTCCGATCCTGTGCCCGAATCCGCTGTGCGACAACGGCGTGGTGGAGCTGCTGGCACTGGGCTGTGTCATGACATGCCCGGTCTGCGAAGGCGAAATCAGGATCGGCGTGGACGACTCGCCCGAGGCGATGCGGTGGGCAGACAAGCGGGGCATCAAGGTCGTGATCGACGAGGAAGCCATCTACGGCCCACCGGCGGGCGACGAACTGTGACGGTCGCCGCTCGGTTCATCCCCTACGTGTACGTCGGACGGGATGGCTCTGGCCGTCGGCGGTACGAGGAACGCTGGTGCCCGCGCTGTAGCCGGGTGCTGCGAGTCCGTAGCTTCGAGGCCGGCGACATATTCTGCCGCCGCTGCGCTGACCGGCGCGTATAACTGCGCGAGGCCGATCAAAGCCTGTGTATGGGCCGCACAGCGCCCTGTATGGGCTGATCTGTGGATTGATCTGGACTGGATTGCTCTGCACTGGATTGATCTGCCTTGATAGGCGTAACGTTACCGTAACGTTCCTGCAACACTCCAAGACGATCCGCTAGCCGCGACATTCGGGAACCCCTCCGATCACCGGGGGGGTTTCTTGTGTAATCAGTCCGAGCGGCCTATTCTGGTCCAGATAGGCGGGGCACCAGACCATAGGGGCCACCGCCGTATGCTGAAGACGTGGACCGGCGAGACTCAGCTAAAAGCCGATGGGCCGGGCCTTTTCCTCGCCCGCATCGCGACGCTGGGTGTCATTGATAAAGACAGCGATGTCACCCTTGCTGGGGCCTTTGCCGATGCCGGGACCGTCCGCGTCAGCCGCTTCAACCACTCCAGCGCCGTTCATGACGCCCTGCCCGTTGGCGTCGCGACGATCCACGAGGACGGCGACGCGATCATCGCGGAGGGGAAGCTCAACCTAGAGTCCGCTGGCGGGCGCGAACTCTATGAAACGCTGAAATTCGAGCAGGAGCATGACGTTCGGTCGGAGTGGTCCTACGGCTTCACCGTCGAGGATTCCGAGGAAGGCGAGCAGGACGAGGAGAAGGTCCGCTTCCTGAAGAAGCTCAAGCCGTTCGAGGTGTCGCCAGTCATGCGTGCAGCCGGTGAGAACACCGCCACGCTCGCCGTCAAGACGGCAACCGATTTCGGTGACCTAGCACTGTACGACCGCGACTACCGTTGGAGCAGCAGCGCCGCGCTGGGCCGCGTCCGCAAGTGGGCCTCGTCTGACGGCTCAGGCGAGAAGGAGACAATCGACTGGACCAAATACGCCAAGGCGTTCTTCTGGTTCGACCCTGACGACGACAGCAGCTTTGGCGGCTTCAAGCTCCCGTTTGCCGACATCACCGATGGCAAACTGCAAGCGGTGCCGCGCGGCATCTTCGCCGTGGCTGGAGTCTTGCAGGGCGCACGGGGCGGCGTAGATATCAGCGAAACCGATCAGGACCACATCAGAGACGTGGTGGATCGGTACTACGAGAAGATGCGAGAAACCTTTGACGACGAATCCATTATCGTCCCGTGGGCCAAGAGCGTCGGCGGGTTGTCGCTGAGGTATGAAGGCGATCTGGTGCTTGCCGCTGTTGATGCCTTCAGGGACCGCGTGGGTCAGCTTGCCGACCTGCGTACCAAGGAGGGCCGGACGCTGAGTTCGGTCAACCGCAAGCGGCTGGGTTCGCTGGTGGAGTCCATGCAGTCGGTCATCACCGACCTGTCGGACCTCCTCAGCGCCACCGAGCCACTGGAGAAGGAAGCGCCACTGAACCCGCTAGCTGACCATGCGGCGTTCATGGCAACACTCGCCCGATTCGGGCAGGAGTAAGCATCAGTGACTTCAGATAAGTTCACGCCACCCGCGACCCTACGCGAGGCACACGGAATGCGTGAGGCCAAGGCTGCGGAGCAGCACGAAATCTTCCGCACCTGCGCGGTGGACGGCGTATCGGCTCCATACGACTACAGCCGCCAAAAGACCTTGGGCGGTAAGCCGGTCAAGGACTACGAGGTGTCGGCCCACATTCAGGCGCTCAATGCTGAGCTTGATGATCTGGGCAGTTGGATCAAGGATCAGGAAGAGGCTGCCAAGACCCACGCGAATGCTGAGAAGTATCTGAAGGACGCAACCGAGCCGACGTGGACCCCGGCGCAGCCAGAAGGCTCGCAGCGGCTCAAGGGCTTTGGCGATTTCTTCGTGGAGTCGGAGTCGTACAAGGCGTACCGGAGCGGCACGTCCCACACCTCCACAATGGACATCGACGCCCACCAGCTCAAGACGCTGATGACGACGAGCGCGGGTTGGGCACCCGAGAATCTGCGACTGGACGACGCAGTGCTGAGCGCACAGCGTCCGATTGCGGTCGCGGACCACGTGCCGTTCTTCTCAACTGAGCAGGCGGCCGTGGTGTACATGCTGGAGTCAACCTTCACGAATAACGCGGCTGAAGCGACTGAAGGCGCAGCGTTTGGTGAAGCAGCCCTCGCGCTGACAGAGACGACCAGCACCGTTCGCAAGATCGCGGTCGCCCTGCCGGTGACCGACGAGCAGCTCTCTGACGTAGGTGGCGTACGGGACTACATCAACCAGCGCCTCTCATACATGATTCGCGCGAGGCTGGACAGTCAGATTCTGACCGGCAACGGCAGTGCCCCGAATCTAGAGGGACTCAACAGCGTCTCGGGGATCAACACCACGGCCAAGGGCAGCGACCCGACGCCGGACGCGATTTACAAGTCGATTCGCAAGTGCCGTGCTGTTGGGTTCGCCAATCCGACGGTGGTATTCGTGCATCCGAGTGACTGGGAGGCAATCAGGCTCCTGCGTGACGTGAACGGGAACTACATCTGGGGACCGCCTTCGGCTAGCGCACCGATCACTATCTTCGGCTTGCCGGTGGTGGAGACGACCGCTTGCACCGAGAACACGATTTCGCTGGGCGATCTTCAGGGATACTCGGGGCTGTTCGTGCGGCGTGGGGTGGACATCGAGACGGGTTGGACTGGCACCCAGTTCACCGAAGGCGAGGTCACGATCCGCGCCACGATGCGCGTCGCAATGGTTTGGTTCCGGGCTTCGGCGCTCGCAACCGTCACAGGCGTCTAGGCGCGGGGGAGGGCAGCGATGCTTAGAGTCGAGATCAAAGGCACCGGCGGGCAGAAGCGGTACGAGATAGGCGAGAGAATCGTCATCTCGGACGAGGGCGAGCTTGTCGGGGAGGACGGCGACCAGTCGGGGAGGCTGCTAGCACCTGCTGGCAAGGTCTTGACCGTCGCGGATGCCGAGGCTCTGGGCGTCGCTGCCCTGTTGGAGGCAGCGGCCAAACTCGAACCAGCACCCCGGCGTCGGGGCCGACCACGAAAGCAGAGGGACTAGGTAATGGCAGTCATACAACAGATCACCGCCGCTCAAGCGGCTGGCGCGTCGATCCCGCCGTGGAATGACGTGACCTATACCATCGGCACTGAGTCGGCCAACGCCATCACGGTCAAGTGTGAGGTGCTGGGCTATAGCTCGGCGCTCGCGCTGCCCATCGTGTTCGAGGCGTACATATCCGAAGCCGCCGACGGCGAAGGACTGACCGGCACCGCGCTCAGCGGCGATTGGGCTGACGGCGGCGACGGTAACCTGCACTACCAGATCGTCACGGGCAAAGCCGCGCGATGGCAAACGAACGATTCAGGCAGTTGCCAAATCACCATGACGCATTCCGGGGCGCGGAATATCTATCTGGTGATTCTGTTGCCGACGGGTCTGCTCAGCGTCTCCGACGTGATCGCGTTCACATAGTCCGATGGCGGTTATCAACAGCAAGGTCATTTCTGGCGAGCTAGCGGGCGCAACGTCCGCGACGCAGGGGCCGGATATTGACTGCCTGAAGGTGACGTTCAAGGCGGTCTACGGGAACTCAGGAAACGTCTATCTGGGCGGTGCTGGGGTGACCATTGTGGACGCCTCGACCGATGCCACCACCGGCTTAGAGCTTGACGCAGGGGATGAGGTGTCGTTAGTGATCGGGAACCTCAATGAGGTGTACCGCATATGCGATAACGCAGGGGACGACCTCACCTATATCGCCCTGACCGCCGCAGCGTGATGGCTGCATTGAAATCGGACCAGTGACCGGCGTGCGGTGATCCTCCTCCGCACGTCGGTTGCTGGCTCTAACGCCTAAGCGGGAGCTGGCAATTGGCAATCACAGACGCCTATGCAACGGCGAGTACCTACCGTGATCTCGTCAGCAAGTCGGACACCGGCGAGGACGCAGAAATCCTCACCGACCTCACGTCCATCAGCCGTTATATGGAGCGGCGATTAGGCCGCTGGTTCACCCTTGACGCCAGCGCCGTGGCGCGGGTTTATGAGACGACCCTGCTCTCCAATCAGCCGAAGTCCTTGTTCACCGACGATCTGGTCACGCTGACCAGCATCAAGGTGGACGAGGATGACGACGGCAGCTTTGCCGACGAGTCTGCGTGGGCCTCCACGGACTACGAATTGCTGCCGCACAACGTGGCCGACGGTCCAGAGCCGGGGCCGTATATGCAGATTCATATTCCGCCGTGGTCGAGCAAAGACCTATGGGGCAATCACCGCGTCGAGGTCACGGCGACCTTCGGCTGGCCGGCGGTGCCCGGACCCATCGCGCAGGCGTGCGTGCAGTTGACCGGCATCCTGCGGCTGGAGACGCCACGGGCAACGCGGTCCGTGAACATCACGAGCGAGACGGTGCTGGAGACGAGCCCGCAGGCGCAGGAGATCGTGACCGCGCTCATGCAGATGTATGGCAAGCGGAGCCTCTTCTAATGGCGACCCGCGCCGGCAGGATCACCATTGAACTCGTAGGCCTTGAAGAGTTGAGCCGCAAGCTCAAACCGCGCCTGTACGAGCAAGCCGTCGCTACGTTGATGGAGGACATCACCATCGTGGGCGAGCGCACTGCCAAGCAGCGAGCGCCACGCGATACGGGTGCGCTGAAGCGCAGCATCCACTCGCAGGCAAAGCCTTTCAGCGCCCGCATCTTCAGCAATCTCGGGTACGCCGTTCCGGTCGAGTACGGTCGAGGCAGGAACAAGCGGATGCCACCGCCGAGCGCGTTGCATGGCTGGCTGCGTCGGCACGGGAAACCTGCGAGCGCCGCGTTTGTGGTAGCGCGGGCGATTGGACGCCGTGGGATCAAGGGCCGGTTCTTCATGCGTGCCGCCGAGGAAGCCATTCGCGCGAAACTCCCATCCATGATGGACCGGACGGTGCGAGCTATCGGCAAGCGGTGGAAGCGGTAATGGGCGACATCCGAACCGTGATGACGGAGGTGGTGACGTTGCAGGAGAGTCTGAGCATCACCGCGCCGATCAGCAGCTCGATCCTGCGAGCCTACAAGTACATGCCGCCGATGGCCTCGGCCCTGCCGGACACGCCGTGTTGGA